GAAAAATACACTACCGTGAGTGGTCGTTAGGCATCCGTTCTACAAATGAGTGTTACATAAATCATCTCGCTTTGCCCTATGTCACTTGCATAACAATGAGGCAAATCCATTTTGTTTTATGTCCGACTATTCGTATCCAAATGCCGACTGCTCTTTTATTGTAGCAAATAACTTCGCCGTTGTCAACCGAACGAAAATAAAAAAAGCCGACTGCGAGCGTTCTCTTGCCCACAGTCGGCTATCTTTATATTGTTTCGGTTATGTTGATTCCGCATTTGAATTGAAACTCCAATTCGTGCTTTCCCACCACCTTGATATTGTCCAATAGCAGTCGCATAATCGCACTATCATTATAATCGGTTTCGTTGCTTTCGAGCGCATCGATTATCGATAGGAGTTTTTGCTGATTCATTTGCGTTTCTATGTTGACCGTTTGGAGTTCTTTCTCTTTCGCTTGCAGGTCAATGACCGCTGCACTATACTCTTTGTATAATCGGTTATACTCCTCGACGGTGATTTCGTTTTTCCGCCTTTTTTGAAACAGTTCGTGGATTTTTTCTCGCGCATCGTCGAGTGCGCGTTGTATCGGTGTCAAATCCGCGTCACGTTCGATTTTTATCTCGCACTCGATTGTTTTCCTTACTGCGGCTTTTATTTCCGCGACATCGCCCAACAACCGCCCCACGACGCGCTCGTATGCCGCATTAATGTCTTCTTCTTTTATAGGTCGTATATCGCATTCTTTCGGCGTCTTTTGATGCGTGATACACACCCAAGTCGGCACATATTCGCCGCTGACTACTTTACGTCCGAATCGTCTTAACTTCGCTCCACAGTCGCCGCATATCAACAGTCCGCTATACGGATATCGGCTACTGTATCTTCCGCTTCCCGTATTGACCGAACTCCGAATATCTCGGCGGCGAATTTGTTCCGCCTTCGCCATTTCGAATGTTGCTTGACTGATGATAGGCGGATGGCTGTTTTCCACATAATACATCGGTGCTTGCCCCTCGTTTTTCTTTCGTGTTTTACTCAGGACATCGGTCTTGTACGATTTGCCGAGTATGGCGTTCCCAGTGTAGCGTTCGTTTTGCAAGATGCCTTGTATCGAACTCGGCATCCATTGTTTCCCCTTCTTCGTTTGTAGACCTTCCGCATTCAGTTCATCGGCAATCTGTCGCAACGATTTACCCGATAGGTATTCGGCATAAATTCGGCGGACTATTTTCGCTTCGTCTTCGACCACAACGTACTCATCGCCTTCTTTCGTATAGCCAAGCGTACCCCGAAAGTTTATTAACACGTTGCCCTCTTTGAATCGCTTCTCGAATGCCCACTTGATATTCGTAGACATCGTTCGGCTTTCCTGTTCCGCCATAGCCGCAAGGATTGTTATCAGCACATCGCCGCCCGGCGTAAGTGTGTCTATCCCCTGCGAGTCGAAAAACACGCTGATGCCGAGCTCTCGCAACTCTCGTATGTATTTCAGCGTATCGACCGTGTTTCTTCCGAATCGAGATATAGACTTACATAGAATTTTGTTTATTTTGCCCGCCCGACAGTCTTCTATCATACGCATAAAGTTTTTACGCGCTTCGGCTTTCGTTCCCGTCACACCCCAATCGGCATACCCTTCGATATAATTCCATTCGGGATGTGCTTTTATTTTTTCTTCGAAATATGCCTTTTGCCGTTCGTAGGAGTCTTCCTGTTCTTCGCTCTCCGTACTGACACGCGCATAATACGTCACGTTCGGTCTATCGGGAACTATCGTATTTTTTTGGTGGTATAAGGCAGGTATTTCCTTTACGATCTTTGTTGTTCCAATCGGCATTATTGCACCTCCGTTTTGTTTTCTTTTTCCAAGCGTTCGCGCTGTTTATCTCGCCAACCCTTTTGATTGCCCGACGGTCCGTTTGTGTACTCCCTACTGATTTCCGCTCCGTTGATAAAAGTAAAGGTTACGACGTTGTTGTTAATCGTAACCCTTTCGACGAACTTCTCTACCTTATCGTCATCGTATTCGGTTATTTGCGTAAAGTCCGCCTTGTCTATACCGCGCATTTCCTTTGCCGCGATTTGCATCGTTACCGCCGTAATTTCCTTGCGAAGCGATGCGCTCTCGACAGCGAATGCCGCCCCATCGATCATTCGATTGATTCTCAATAGGTTTAATTCATTTTCGGACTCTATTAGCGAAGCCAACCGCTGTCGCAGTTCGATGGCTTCATCGCTTTCCGTCTTATTGGCTATAAACTCATTGAAACACTCTACGAATTTTTCTTTCAGTACGCTATCCTTTATTCGGCGATTGTTACAGTTTTTCGTGCCGAAGAAATTTTGATGACTGCATATCCATATTGGATTTGCCCACGGCTTTCCGCTACTGTTTATTTTATGGACATAACCGTGTCCGCATTGTCCGCATACTATTTTCGTAGTAAAGGCATAAATCGGTTTGCCTTTACCTTTATGACTTTTGCCGCGCTTTTCCAATTCCGCTTGAACTTTGTCAAATTGTTCGGGCGATATAATCGGCGGATGCGTGTTTTCGATATAGTATTTGGGCGCTTCGTTTTTGTTGAGGCGACACACGCCTTGAGACTGCACATACTTTTGCGATAGTGCGCAGCCTTTATACTTTTCGTTCGTAAGCATATAAAGAATCGCGCCCCGATTCCATTTCACTTTGCCGAATGAGTTCGGACGGTTTTCCTTTTCGAGTATCAATCCGATTGCTATCGTGCCGTACCCCTCCAAGTATAAGTCGAACATTCGCCGTACTGTTTCCGCTTCGCTTGGCTCGATTTCCAATTCGTCGGTGTCCTTATTCGTTCGGTATCCAAATATTCCGTGTCCGACGCTAAACCAACCATTTTTGAATCGGTTGCGGATTGACCATCGCATATTGTCCGAATAGATTTGCAAATCGTTTTCGGCTATTGACGCCGCTATCGTCAAATAGGTTTCCGCCGCAGGATTGAACGAATCGATTTGCTCTTTCTCGAATACCACCTTTACGCCGAGTTCTCGTAGCTCTCTTACCGTTTCGAGAAGTTCCTCGGTGTTTCTCCCGAATCTCGATACCGACTTCGTATAAACAACATCGAATTTATGTTGCCTTGCGTCGGTGAGGAGTTTCAGCAGTTGCGGTCTTTTTGCCAATGCCCGACCGCTTATGCCCTTGTCGGCATAAACGCCCATGTACTCGCACTCGGTGTTTTGAGTAATCGTATTTCGCCAATATTCTAATTGATACTCAAAACTGTGCGACTGCGCATCGCTTTTCGTGGATACTCGGATGTATGCCACCGCCCTTTGTTTTGCCATATTGCCTCCTTTCCGCTACACTATGTTGCCGTTATGGATTTGAATGTAGGGTAAAAAAATTTGTCCTACCCGTCGTGGGCAGGACAAATCATACCGTGCTCACTTTGACAAGTCCAGCGAAAAATTGCCAAAACTCAAAGATTTTTATACGGATTCTTTTCGTATAGCCTGTCGCGCTCTTCCTCGGTTATGAGTCCTTTTATCCATAACCGCTCGATTATCGCGTCGGCATACGCCTTTGCAAAATCATTGTTTATCGCCATTGCCGTCATCCTTCTTACCGAGTTGCTTGATGATCTGGTTTGTTCCCGTCGCAGTCAAACCGCTTGCAATGCCGATGAGAATTGCCACAAACACGTTCTCTGCCGGGACGATACTCGGCACGGCAAAGTACGCCACGACGCCGAGCGCTGCGCCGAGTGCCGCCGCCACGAGCGGAATAAAGCGCATGAATTTTTCGTTTTGCTTGGTCGCGTATTTAATAAGGTTTATTACCCAATAGACGATTGCCGCTATCACGGGTACGCTGATGAGTTCGAGATACTGTTCCATTATGTCCTCCTTTATTTATGAGAATTTTGTTCCAAGAGGTATTCGTACATTTCCTCTTTGGATTCGTTGTAACTTTCCATTGCTTCGTGCATTTCGCCGTTGGTCTTTCCGTCGCGTATGGCGATTGCGTTCGCATACGTCAATTTGCCGACAGCGTCGATGCTTTTAAGTATAAGGATATTTTCTTTTGCCTTTGCCGCGTCACGTTCTTCGTCCTTTTTGGCTTTCTTTTTGAAAAACCTTTGCAAGAAAAAGAGCACCATTCCGCTGATGATGCTCGACGCGATGCTGATGATTATCGCCGCCATTTTGCCTCCTATGCCTTGCGTTCCCAATAATAGAGCGCAGAGCCGTCCGTTTGTATTCTTTCCCACACACCGCCCACATAGCCTTCGGGATTGGCATTCGTTGCCGTGACTTTTACCGAGCCGACGGGACAAAAGCAGTCGAGGATTTCCGCCTGCGTCATACCCGTTATGAGATACGGCAAAACACGCCATTTTGCTTGACCGTTCCCGACCTTCATCTTGTGCCTATCCGTTTCGATTCCAATCTCCCCGGCAAGCAGCACGGGATTGGCTTTAAGCCAATTCGCCGCGCTGTCCGAGCGGAGGCGGAGTTTGACTTGTACTTCTTTTTCCGCCATAGCCGCCGCCCTATGCGTTGCCGCCGTTGAGTATGATGGTGTCGGTCGCGTGGAGTATGGTTTCGCCGTCGGTAAGATCCGCCGAACTCGTTTGTCCGAAGTTTTCCGCAAACGAACTCTTTGCGCGGTCCTCGGTATAATAAAGATTGCCCGACTCTTCAATGTCCGCCGTTGTCAACACGACTGCGCCGATTTGACCGTTGACCGAATGTATCTTACAATCGGGCGTTTGCAGTTCGAGCCAATTCTCTTTGACCGAGGGCGGCGCTTCTTTAAGGATATACGTTCTGCTCTCGTCCGAGCGAATCGCAACGTCGCCTTTTTGCGCGGTGAGCGCGAGCATTTCTTCTTCGCTCGACACCGCGAACGGCTCCGTTATGGCAATCGCGGGCAGATATTTCTTATCTATCTTGCCCTTTGCGTTCAACTCGATGAGGTTGCCCGCCTTCGTGCCGACATCCCTTGCCGCCGCCGTCCCCGCGTCGGCTATCTTGCCAAGCGTGAGCTGCGGAATATCGTCCGCCGTGAGCAGTTCGCTCTTTACCACCAAGCCTTTTTCGTTGACCGTGAACTTGGTAAACGTGCCTTCGGTCGCGCCGCTGTTCTTCAGCACGAGTTCTATGAGCGCATCCTCGCTACCGTCAAAATTCGCCGAGCCGTCGGCATCCCCGGTTATCTCGATTTTGTGCGGCGTTTTGAGTTTTTGCGCGACTTGCGCCTCCGCCACCACCGCGAGTTCGTCCGCCGTGGCTATACGCGTCCACACCGCCGCCTTTTCGGTTTTGGCGAGAAGAATATACACCTTGCCTTCCGCTTGGTTGAGCCACAGTTCGCCCAAGTCGTATTGCGAGTCGGTGTCGGTCGGATCGGTTTCGGACAGCACGATATCGTCCGTAAGGTATTTGAGCGATTGCCAATTCGTCGTGCCGTCGCCTACCTTTATCTTGCGCGTATCGAGTTCGATGCCGAGCTCGCCTTTTAAGAGAACGGGATTCGCCGCCGCCCAATTCTCCGCCGTATCGTTGCGCAGTTGTATTCTGCTCTCCAATACCCTTTCCGTTGCTTCGTTAGCCATTTGCATTACCTCCGTTTATGATTTTGATTTGACTGTAATCCGCACCGATGCAAATGTACGTTCCCGTAATCTCATCCCATCGGTATGCCCTGTTTTCCGCCGTGTCCATGTACACAACGGCTTTATCCCCGCGATTGGGAAATGCGTACTTGCTTGCGTATTGTTGCGGTTTGAGTTTAACCTCGACCGTTCGCAGGTCGTTGTCTACCACCGTTTCCGCAACATCGTTTTCCGTCCCTTCGTAGGATCGCGTTATTGCTTTGAACTGCTCGATGTGTACGCAATTCTCGCAGTTGCAATTTTGTTCGCTCATCTTGCCACCACCTCCAATTCTTTATCCGCAAGCGTGTACACGTCTTTGCCCTTGCCGCCGAAGTCTATCGTGAGTTGCATCCGATATAACAGACACGGAAGTCGTGCGGTTTCTTCGGCGGTTAAAAACACAAAGAACGAATCGCCCGACCGCTCGATGCCATCGGGAAATGTCTTTTCTATGTCAGGCGAACGGTTTCTCCGCGCTATCGAAAATGTCAGTTTATCCGAATCGCGGATTCGCCAATCGCTCTCTCCCTCGATGGGTATTTTGATATGAAAAAAGGCGATGCTGAATGCCTCGCCCTGCGTGAGTATTTGTCTTGCCATAAAACCTCCTATGATGCCTCGAAACCGAAAAGGATATTTAGATTTTGGCTTAGGTTACCATTGGTCGATGATGTGACATCGCCATTGGTCTTAAAGGTAACAGTGGTACGCACGTCCACATATAATCTCGTACCAGAGTTGTATGACTGTGTTCCATATACGCCACTCACTTCGGTTTTGGGTCGAAAGCCTTCGGGCAAAGTAAAAAGTTTCGATGTCTTATTGCTTGCAGTCACATAACCTATTACGAGTTTGCCTTGCCGTATGAGGGTAGCATTAGAGACACCGCTAATACTACCCGTTCTAAAACCCAAGTCGGCAATTTTATCATTCAGCACTTTCCCTTGATATGCGGACAATGCCGCAGTTCGACTTGTAGAAGAAAGGTTATCCACAACGGACACCGAATCGGGAACGCTCGGCTTATCTGCAAGGTCGTTGTAACTCCCGCTCGTTGCCACCTTATGGAGCCCCGTTATTTTGCTTGCTGACACCGAGTCTATTTTTACATCGGTAACCGCTCCGTTCGCTATTTTTATAGTAGTTACGGCAAGGTCTTTTATTTTCGTTGTTTCCACTGCATTTGCTGCTATCTTTGATACCGTTACCGCATTCGATGCTATTTTTGCCGATGTCACGGCTAATGCGTTAATATCCGCCGTGGCAACGGTACTCTTAAATGCAAGAGTACGCAAATCCGAAAACCACTTTCGCACCTTTCCGAATCCGTCCTTTATGCTTTCGATAGCCGTAATGTTATCTCTCACTTGCGCCTCGGTGCTTTTTATAAACGCATCTTGCACTTGGTCAATAACGATTTTGACTTCTTGCAAATATCGTTCGTTTTCGCCGAGCGTATTAAAAATATCTGGCGTAACTTGACTTCCTGCGGTATAATCATTTCGCGGTGTTTTCCATTCAGCCATGTTGCCTCCTCTCAGTACGCTTTTCCGAGTTCTATGACGCGCTTTATTGCAGGGCAACTATGTCCGCTTATTTCAATGTACCCCGCATCCCTATCCAAACCTCCGCCCTCAATGGTCGCATCGCCCTCGGTATAAATACTACCGCCGCCGTGATAGACCGCTGTTCCATCGTAACCCGTGGTAAGGCAAATAATGCTGATGTTTGTCATTCGGTCGGCGGCGTAGCAATCGCCCGGTATGAGAACGCGCAGCGTGGCGTCACTCCCCTCACCTATCGCAATACCCTCGCCGACGGCATAATTTAATTCCACTGCGTATCTATACCCACCTTTAATAACGAAACCGAGGTCATAATCAAAGTGATTGGCATTCCCGTTAAACACGACCGTTCCCGATCCGCCGCCGATATTCGGCTTGTTTTTGAGGTCGTTATAATCTCCGCTCGTAGCCACTTTGTGTAGCCCCGTTACCTTGCTTGCCGATACCGAGTTTATCTTGGCATCGGTCACAGCGTTTGCGTTTATCTTTGCCGTGGTCACGGAGTTCGTGCCAAGTTTCGAAGATGTTACTGCGTAGTTGTCGATATCCGACGTTCCCACCGTAGACTTGAAAGCCAAAGCCTTTAAGTCCGCAAACCATTTCCGTATCTTACCTATGCACACCTTTAACACCTCCGTGCCGCTTATGTTCGTCCGCGCACCGTATTGGGTACTCGTAATAGATGCGTCTTGTACCTGCTCGGTCGTTATTTTCTTTTCCTGCAAATACCGTTCGTTTTCGCCGAGCGTATTGAAGATGCTCGGCGTTACTTGCGCCGCCGCCGTGTAATCGGTCTTCGGCTCCGTCCACTCCGCCATATTGCCTCCTTATTTTTTTCGACCGCGTGTTTCCTGTTTGAGTCCGCCGTCATAACTGAATTTATTGTACTCGCACACAAGCCGCGCCGTTTCGCCGAAACGGTCGGTGCAGTCGTATTCGAGCCCTATTTCGAGTTCGGGATTCCCTCGCCACATCGTCGTTATACTGCCTTGCCCCGCTCGCATTTTGTTCAGTAGCACCGTTGCGATGTATTCCGCTTGTTCGAGCGATTGCACAAGTTCGCTTGCCGTGTGCGAATACTCGACCGTGCCATACAGTTCGATGCTGACTTCGTCGCGCTTGGTTATCTTATTCGACTTTATCTCGATTGCGTTTCCCGACACGGTAATGACAGCGGTTTGCGCGGTTGCGCTCGTATTCGTTACCGTGCAAGAGCAAGAGTTTGTGCCGCTGTCAAAATTCGTCAGCCGCACGGCGGCGTTATTTGTGACAGCCGACGGATACGCTATTTCGGAGGTATAGTCAATCGCCAAATCGACCGATTGCCCCGCATCCAACCGCACCTCGGTATCGGTCACGTCGATGATGTCTTCGGTCACGGTTACCGTACTGTACTCTACGTGAATGCAGTTGGCAAAGTCGGTCAGCGTTGCATTGGACACAAGCGAGAACATATTGCCGGGATATATCGGTATTGCACTAACCGCCGCCGCATCGCTTTCGGTTGTAATGCAGATACGGTTTTGTCGATCCACGAACACCTTACACAGTCCTGCATTCGCTATCTCTTGCAAAGCGTCCCACGCCTCTATTTTCGGTAGGAACGCAAGGTCTACCACGATATCTTTGAGTGTCGGCGAAATGTAATATTCGTCGGCGGTATGCCCCGTCTTTTGCAGTATGTCTTCCGCGATCTCATAAAGCGAGGCGTTGTCGGTCAACGGAAAGCCAACGTACATCTTGGTTTGCAAGCGCATCAGTCTATCCGTCGCGCTACACTTTACCCACTGGCTGTCTTGGTCGATTTGCCACTCATCGGAGTAGAACGTGCCGAGCGGCGTGTATTCCACTTTGCCGTTATTCTCCACCCCTATGCTCGGCAACAGTTTTCGGTCGAGCAACATCAGCGTCCGAAGATAGCCTTTATCGAACTTACGGTTTTCGTTGTACACGCTGACCGTCATTGTGTCCGAGTTGATATTGTAGTTGCCTTCGGTCGAGCACAGTTCTTCGCCGACCTCAAACGACTGCAAAGCATTGCCCTCGTATATCTCGTACAATCGCTCGTAAAAGCGCAAGATTTTGGCACAGGCGTTTGGAACGCTCCACTTGGCTATTGTGAGCCGCACCGACGTTATGTCGTCGATTCTCGGCTCTAATACGCGCTCAAATTCCGTATTGCCTTCTATCGTTTCCGTTCTTACGACTTTGCCGTTTCGCTTGTACTCCACAGTAAAGTCCACGGGATATTGGTTTAGTTTGCTATCCCCTATGACTTTCCAATATATGATAGGTCGGTTAGTAAATTTTAGTTCGATGAACGGCTTGTCGGCGAACACACCGTCCGCATCCGAGAGTTTTCCGCTCCACCAACCGCACAGCACCGAGTCGTCCATCATTTGGAACGTACCGTCCATTGTCGCGTTTCCATCCATAGTGCAAGCCTTGACGGTCGGCTCACTCGGTAAGTGGTATACCTCTTTCGGATGGCTTATTTCCGAATTGCCGCTCTCCTCGGTCGTTATATCGCGGCTCAGTTCTTCGTCGGCATAGATAATTTCCACCCTACCGAACACCTTGCGCGGATTATCCGAGTACCCCATAGGCTACCTCTCTTGGAAAGACACCGACACGCTTTTCCACATTATCCTGCCGTGCGCCCAATCGTAATGCGGCATATACGTTATGCCGTCCGAGCGAGCCGCTATTGTAACAAGTTCGCCTGTGGCGTTATCGTGAAAGGTCAATTCGGTGAATGCGCCGCTGCCTGTTTCCTTTTGCAATGTCATCATATCCTCGGCGGACAGATACTCCCAATTCGCGTCCACTTTTCTTTTTGTGCCGATTATGTCCACGACGAGTGTTCCGTCCGCCGTGCGCTCCGATTTATCCAACACTTCGGGCGATACGGTTATTTCTTTCGGCGGCTTTATTGCCTTGCCGTTGATTAAAAGAAAATCCAAGTTATCCCTCCTGTAATGTTACACCGTTGCGCTTATATTCCTTTGTGAGCTTCGGCATTATAAGCCGAGCAAAAGTTTGACCGTCGATTTGCAACACGACATCGCCGCCTTCGCCGCCGCCCGGCATTCCGTTCATTGCCGCCATTCCTTGCAGTAAGCCGTTCAACAGATCGCCGTTAGGACTGCTCCCCGTTCCGACTGCCGCTTGATTAGGCGATGTTGCGAGATTGAGCGTTTGCGCTACCTGCATTGCCGCACGTTGTATCATCGGGAGATCCGCGTACATGCCTTGCGCCATCATATCCATTAGGTTGGGTATCCACTCGTCGGCGGTATGACCCGGTCCTTTCTTTGTCGGCGAGCCGAATCCGAGGAAGTCCGCGATTGCGTGACCTACATCTTTGACGCCGTCCACCACCCAATTCCATGCGCTCTCTATGCCGTCGGCAATATTGCTTATTAAATTCTTCCCCCAATTGAATGCATCCTTGAATAGGTTTTCGAAAAAATCTCCGATGCTTGAAAACAGCCCCGTAATCTTATCCCATATCCATCCGCAAACCGAGCAAATGCCGTCCCAAATGTTCGTGAAAAAGCCGCTTATGCCTTCCCATACTTTCTTAAAAATGCTGCCTATTGTATCGCCGCAACTGCCGAAGAAACTGACCAATCCTTCCCCGAATCCCTTGATAAACTCCCAAATACCGAGGAAGATGTTCTTTATTCCCGACCAAATATTGCTTGCAAAACTTTGCATATATTCCCACGCCGACGACCAATCGCCGCGCAGTACCGCGCATACGATCTTTATAATGTCGAGAATGGCGTTGACAACGTCGATAACCGCTTCGAGAAACGGTCCGAGTGCGTCGATAATGCCTGCGAGAACGCTCGACACCACGCCATACAACGTCATCACGATTCCGCCGATGAGTTCAAACACGGGCTTTAAGGTTTCGTATAATTGGACGATGGTATCCCAAAGCGAGGCAAAAAGCGTTTTGAGTTTTTCCCATATCGGTTTAACGTACCCGAAGAATTTCGCAAGCGCGTTCCCTATGTTCGTATACGCCGCCTTTATGCACGTCCAAATCGCCGTGAATATTTTCTTGATCGTCGCCCAAATCTTTTCGCCATTTTTCTCCCAAAATCTTTGTATGGATTTGACCGCATCTATGACTATGTCTTTAACGACGCCCCATACCTTTTTGGCGATACTCCATACTTTCTTGAACACCGTACTCACGACCGTCCAAATCGCTTGTAAGGCTTTCACAACGGCGGATATAACCTTTTCGCCGTTCTTTTCCCACCACGCCTTTATGCTCTCGACCGCCGAAAGAATAACCGACTTTATCCGCTCCCAAATCTTTGTCACGGCGTTACGGAATCCTTCGTTGGTTTTCCATAAGTATGTTATAACGCCGACAACCGCCGCGATTATGCCTATGACGAGCCCGACCTTGCTGAACAGCATCGATCCGACTTTTATAATCGTCCCCACGCTGCCGATGAGTTTGCCAACCACGAGAAGGAGCGGACCAATTGCCGCCGCCAATAATGCGATAGTCACGATGTTCTTTTTCGTTCCCATCGACAATCCCATCATTTTTGCGGTCAGCGGCGAGATATACTTTTGTATGAAGTTTCGAATAATGGGTATGAGCACGTCGCCGAACGAAATGGCTATTTCCTCCACTTCCGATTTTAGGATTTTCATTTGCCCTTGCAATGTATTGAGCTGAACATCCGCCATTTCGGTCGCTTTGTTCGTTCCCGTGATGGATGCGGTCATATCTCGAACGGCATCGCCGCCCGCCGACAAGAGCGCAAGCATACCGGGACCTGCTCTCGCCCCGAACACCTTCATTGCCTGCGACGTGTTCATCCCCGCTTTACCCAAACGGTCAATAATCGTCGCAAGATCGTTTGTCGCGGGATTTACATCTTCAAACGACAACCCCAATTCCTCGAACACGCCGAGTGCGGCAGTTGATGGATTCATAAGCGAGACAAGCGATTGCCGCAGTGCCGTGCCTGCCGTCGAGCCGTCATAGCCTGCGTTGTACAATACCGACAATGCGCCCGTCGTTTCCTCTATGGAATAACCGAGGCTGTTTGCCACAGGCCCGACATACCCCATTGAGTTCGAGAGTTTTTCCATATTCGCCATCGAGTTGCCGATTGCCGACGCGAACACGTTGGTCACGCGCTCGGCTTGATTGGCTTCGAGTCCGAACTGATTGAGTGTGGCTATAACCGTATCGGTCGTAAATGCGAGATCGCTCTGCGTTGCCGAGGCAAGGTTTAGCGTCGCTTGTATGGAGTCCGCCATTTGGTCGACTTTGTATCCTGCGGATGCCATATAATAGAGTGCGTCCGCTGCGTCGCTTGCCGAGAATACGGTTTTACTGCCCATCTCTCTCGCAAGTGCGGTCATACGCGCAAGTTCTTCGCCCGTCGCGCCTGCGACCGATGCGGCGTTTGCCATAGACTGCTCAAACTTTTGCGAAACATTAACCGCCGCCGTGCCGAGTGCCACGAGCGGAGCGGTTATGCTCGCGGTCAGTTTCGTGCCTGCTTTCGTGAATCCCGCCGACACTTTTTGAATTGATTTTTGTGCCGACTGCAAGCCTTTGGAAAGCGAGGAAATATCCGCCGCTATCTTGACCACAAGGTTTCTTATAACTGCCAATTCCCCACCTCCTTATTAGTTTTGGCGCACGAAAAAAGCAAGCACCTTTCGATACTTGCTTTTTACGATTGATTTTCGTTACTATTTAATTTTTAACGGTATAAAAGGTATTTCTGCCTTTCTCATGGCGCTCTATTTCACCGCTTTCAGTCAGTTGTTTCAGTATGTTTTCTATCGTCGCTTTGCTTAAGGTCGGACACAATTCCATTAAATCTCTCTTGGTAAATTTGCCGATAATTTGTCCTATGGCTATTTTCACGATTTCGGTATTGCTCTTCTTTTCGCTTACAATATCTATGCGCTTCTCGAATTCTCTGTAAGCCGACAACACAATCCCAAGCAGATACTTTATGAACGGTATTGGATCGTTATTGTTTTCGTGCCAACCTATACTGCTGTCTTGCAATGCATCATAATACAAAGATTTGTTCTTTTCTATCTTGCTCTCGATGCTTATATATTTGCCCACAACATAACCACTTTTATACAGCAACAATGTGGTGAGCAACCGACTCATGCGTCCGTTTCCGTCGTTAAACGGATGGATGCATAAGAAATCGGTTATGAACACGGGAATAAGCAATAGCGGATCTATTGCAGAGCTGTCGATTGCGCGATTATAGCTCTCGCAAATGCTATCCACAGCTTCGGGAGTTTCGAATGGAGCGAGCGGCGTAAACCGTACAAACGAACTACCATCCTCTCTTTGTTCGGATATATAGTTCTGCGTATTCTTAAACCGTCCGCCTATCGCCTTTTCGGAATAACTGTATAAATCTCTATGCAGTTGTAAAATGTACGAAGCGCGAATCGGAATATACTCAAAATTTTCGTGAATGGTATTCAGCACATCACGGTATCCGAGTATCTCTTTTTCGTCGCGTGTTCGCGGCGTAGTTTTTTCCAAGCACAGTTGTTTTATCCGAGCATTGGTTGTCACAATGCCCTCGATTTTATTTGATGACTCCGTGCTTTGAATCTTTGCAATCTCCACGAGTCGGTCGAGTTCAACAGGCTTACGCTTTAGGTATAACTCCTGTCGCCCCTTATACTCATGTATTTGGGCAATAAGTCCGAGCGTTTCGCTATCCCATTGCATTTCGGCAAGTTTAGTATAATCGAATGTACGCATTTGCCTATCTCCTTATTTATTCGCCTAATTATAGCGCATTTTAGGCGAATAGTCAAGTGTTTAGGCGCATTATTTAAATTGTAATACCTTTTTCCGCCGCCATTGCCTTGAGTATGGCGTCGCTTTTGCTGACTTTCTTTTTCGGCTTTTTCCGTGCATCGCGCAAAACCTTGGCAAGCGTCGGCAATCGCTTTTGTCGCGCGAACGCCTCGACGTGCCAAGACAGACACAGCATATTCTCATATTCGTCTTGGTCGCGCTTTTGTTTTTGCTTGGCGAGCAGCGTCAGTTCATACGGCGTATACTCGCCCACGAAAAGCGGATCGAGTCCGAATTGCACGACTGCACGGTCCAATATTGCCGAAAGGTCAAAAGCGGCGGTTAGGTTTCCCCCGTTCCGCCGCCCTCCGCCTTTGTCGTACCGAATGCCTCGGTCAGCGCATCGCCTATCTTTTCGGCTATCGTATTGAGGTCGGTGTACTCGTCGATTAAATCGCCGACCTTTTCGATAGTCAGCGACTTGTCTTCGTGACAAAGTCCTGCGTATACAATGGCGAGCAGGTCTTTGATGCCGACGTTGCCGAGGTCGAGCGACATCAGCGTTTTACCCGTGATGTCTTCGATCTTGGCGAGCGCATTCATTCCGTACCGCAGTATGCGCGGCTTATCCAGTGTTATGGTGATTCCCTTTTTCATATCGCCTCCTATTCGCCGAGTTCGAACGACAGTGCGCCCGTCCCCGTGCATTCGATGCTGATGGACACAACGTCATCGACCGGGTCTTCTATGGAAAGACTGTTGATGTACGCCTCGCCCATGTAGTAGTTCTTTTCGTCCACGAACAGTTTCAAAGTGACCGTCGTGCCGTGCAGATATGCGTCTTGCAAAGTCGCTTGCCCTTGCCCATCCAAAGGCACTTCGTAATCGCCTTCGCTCGACGCCGACCACTCTTTGAGACCCGTGATATAGTTCTTCCAATCGTCGCCGAGCGAGGTCGTTTCGAGCGTATCGAGCGAAAGTTCGAGCGACCAATTCTTGATGCCGACCACCTTTTGGTCGCTTTCCGTGCCTATGACGACTTTGCCGTTTTTGCCTGCTACCGCCATATTTACCTCCTTATTTTTCGTTGAAATGTATCTCGAATTCGATGCTCGACATGTATTCCTCGGTATCGAATTTGAGTGCCGTGTTTCCGTTATACTCGTAGTCGGATTTGATGAACACGGCTTGAATGTTCAGTCCGCACATATCCCCTTTGTAATCTTGCAATGCTTTCTTTATGAGCCGCGAGAGTTCGCGCGTTTTCTTGTATGTCGTATCGTGGCTGACAAACTGCACCGTTTGCCGCACATAGCCTGTATCGCCTTGCAATGCGCTGTCGTAGTTGGCAAGCACTGGCGCATACACGATTGCCGGGAGCGGCGCGGACTGCGGCAAGATTATGGGATATATCCTGTCCTTGACGCGAGCCGCAATCTCCTTTCTCGAACACAGATACTCATAAACCGCTTGGCAAATATCTTTCATATCTTGCGCCCTACCGCTCTTGACAGTTCCGCCGTGATAGCGTCGTTGATTTTGTTTTGATTATCATCAACGGCGTTACGCATAAACGGATTGGCGGGACGGTTTCGGCTACCGAGTTCGACGTGCGTACCGTATTTGAGCGATTTATCGTAGTCGACTTGCACGGTCGCTTTTACCGCCGTCGCTTTGCCTTCGGTCAAATGCAGGCTTTGTTTGAGTGCGCCCGTATCCACGGGACAGTTACGCTTGGCATCTTCGAGTGCGATTTTACCGCCCGCTTTCGCCGCCGCCATCAGCGCATCCGCCGCCGCTTCCTCCATTGCTTTCAGATCTTTTACAAGCGCATCCGCACCCTCCACCGTCGTCTTGACTTTTCGCTGTTTTGCACTGTAGCCCATCGTTTACCCTCTCCTTGCAGTTGATTATAGTTTCCGTGTGCGCCGTATCCGCGTCAATCGCACCTACTATTTCGTACAGTTTTTTGCCGTAACGAATGCGGTGCAATACTGTCAACCACGGCAAAAACCGCATTGTTATTTTCGCTACCGCCTCCGCAGTCACTTGTTGCGAAACAAGTTGCTCCGTGCCGCTTACGGTCACAATGTTCGCCCAAACCGTTTTAACGTCCTTCCACTCGCCGACTTCGCCGCCGTATTCGTCGCGGCGTGTTATGAATTCGAGAATTTCCACTCGGCGGTTGAGTTTTCCTATTCTCATCAGAACGCTCCCTTGCGGTACGCAAACAACATTCGTCGGATCATATCGAGCGTGTCCGTAACGGACACACCCGATTTATCCTTCGATACTTGCCGCTCTTCGTACAGCGTCGCGGTTACGATGAGCATTGCTTGGTGTATCGGCTCTGGTATTCGGTCGAAGTCCGCAAGCGGTCTTCGCAATACGTCTTCGACCAATACCTTTGCCGTTACGATAAGCGAGGAAATGAGCGCGTCTTCGGTATCGTCGTCCACACGGAGAAATTCCTTTGTTTCCTGTAAACTTATCACGCGCCCACCGCCTTTACGCTATGCACCGCGTTTGTCGAGCGTAACGAACGGCGAAACCGTGGCTTTGCCTTTGTACGGCGCAAGCGGTTTGTTCCAAATAGGCTTGCCGTCCACGCGATAAATAAAGCGGAACACGTTCTCGTCGTACAGGAAGCGGACGTGTATGGAACTTGCCGCTTTCACGCCGCCCTTGTCGATGAGAAGGTACTGCCCGATGTCCGCGAGCACGATATCTCCGACTTCGCCCGGCGCATTGCACTGTTCGAGCGACACGACGGGTCTGCCGAATATCGTTGCGTAAGGCTTTTCGGAAATGCCGCCTGCCGGGATATACACGGGTTTATCTCCGAGTTTGAGCGTGTACAGGTACGGCTCGATCTCTTGGTTGATATACCACACCGCGCTCGACCGCGATTTCGACCACAGCCGATTCCACATCTTGACGATATTCTCTACCGTCACGACGGCGGACTGGTCTTTCTCTTTTTCGACTTTGACAAGCGCACCGCTTTTGAGAATGCCGAGCGGCTGTCCTTCGCCGCTGCCGTCCAGAATGGCGTCGTCGATCTTGAATCCGAACTCTTCGGCAAATGCTTGGCGAATGACCGATTCGAGTGCCGCCGCATCCTGCAACAGTTCATCGGTTGCGTAACACAGCCCCGTGAGCTTTTTCAGCGACAAATCGAGTTGACGGAACTTCGGCTTGCTGCCCGTATGCTCGTCCGCTTCGGACTCCCAGAACGCTTGAACGCCGCCCCAACGGCTGCCGTTTCCGCGACTGTCTTCGTCCACGGCGTTGATTTTGAGTCCGTTCGCATTGGTCGAAATGGGGATTTTCTTCGCCTTGCTTGCGAGAATGCCCGTCTCGTAGGTGCGTTTGAGCAGTTCGGTCACAAAGTCCTGCTGAACGAGAAATCCGCCGTCCGAGGGCGTGGTTTCGTTGAGCCCGCTTGCCGCTCTGGTGGAAAGGCGCTCATCGGTCACACCGCCCGCATCGCCGCGCGGTACGCCGCAAGAAGTTGTTCGCCGAACGTGGCAAACCGTTTCTCTTCGCCGCTCTTATTCGGCGTCGGCTTGACTTCGGGTTTTTCCGCCGCCCTGTCTTCGGGCTCGATGGCAAGCATTTTTTCTGCTCTTGCGATGCTCTCGTCCCACGCGCGGATTTCCGATTCGTATTTGTCGATTTCCTTTTGTTCGTCGTCGGTCAAAAAGCGGTCTTCGGCGTCCGCTTTGTTGAGTACCGCCATTGCTTTGAGCCGCGCATCCTCGCGCTTTGCCTTCATTTCGAGAATTTTCTTGATGTTCATTTATTGGTTAACCTCCGATTAAATATTTTTGAATTTGGTTTTCAGGTTTTCGAGCTTTGCTTGTTCTTTGGCTCTTTTGGCGGCGAGTTCCGCCGCCTTTTCCGTTTCTTCCGCTTTGCTGCGCTGTTCGGCTTTGTAGCCGTCATATTCCTGCATAGCGCGAACACCGACGTCGGTTTCCGTGTATGCCGGGAACGTGACGGGACTCACATCGAACAGTTGCACCTTGCGAATTTCGCGCACGTCCATTCCGTCATCGGTGGACCACTTATCGCTTAACACGACAAAGCCGATGGACATTTGCGTTATATCGCCGCGCCGAATGCTCGTAACAACGTCCTTTGCCCAGCTCGTATCGGGCGGCGTTATGCGAACGCGCAAGCCGATTTCGTCTTCCACGAGTTCGAGCGTACCCGCGCGGTT